ACTTCTCATTGGTTGAAAGTTATCCGTCATTTCTGGTGGAATGAGGAAGTAACAGAGTATATAAGCAAAGGTTACTGCAATCAGAGCACACTTGAGCTACCAAAGCAACATGGCTCAGGCTCAGATCGCTGAACAGAAAATTCTGCAGGCACTGTTTGAACAACTGAAAAAGGAGATTGCTGACGGTGAAGGACTCGCTTGGCTGTTTCAACAGAAAGCTTACACGGACGGAGACAACAAACCAACCAAAGAAACACCACCGCTGAGAACAACATCCGAAGACCTAAGGTTAGTGTTCGATTCTATTGAAGAGAATATAAAAAGTAACACTGACTGTTTAAGTAATAATGAAATTAACTTTTGCAAACTAACCTTAGGGAAGACTTTGGTTAGTTTAGACAAGCATATAAAATCACACAGATGGAACGCCAATAACCTACAATTTATTTGGCAAGTGGAAAAAGGAAAAACAAAACATCTTCATATTCACTGTTTGGTTGGTTACTCTGACAGCACAGCTGACAAAAAAGACATATCAAAATCACTTAGTTGGTTCATAAAAAAAATTAACAAAGAACTAGCAACCATCTGGAGTAACCATCATTGTACTTTACAAGATATTAAAAGACCTGAAGACAGACAACAAAACCTAAATGTCTGGTTACAAGATGGCATAACAAAGCCATACAAATACTTTAACAAACAAACCAGACAAGAGTACAACAAGCAAGTAAACTTGCGTGAATATACACTGATTTATCTTTTTGACAAAAACAAGATAACTGAAAAAGGTATGGATGGTTACTTTGCTGCTGGAAATGGAGGTTTTATAGACAACATGACTGAAAAAGAAAGAAAAATAATGAGAAAAATGTACTTAGATGAACAATGCTCAGACATGGCGGATGATTCACAGGACTGGGACGATAGCCAAGAACCGCCAAAAACAGAACCGCCAAAAGTAACGACTGAAACAATTTCAAATGTTACTTATGTTGATTCAGCTGTTGTGCAACCAGGAACCTCAACTATTTGGGCTTCCTGTTCCACCAAAGCAACCAAACCAAAGACTATTACTGAAACAGCAAAGCAACCATCTAAAAAATTAACCACTGCTAAAAGCACATTAGACAGCCTATTTGATATTGGTTGCTTTACTCCAGAAGACATGATTTTAAAACTAAGTGATACATACTTAGAACTAAGCTTAGAAGCAAATGGAACAAATAAAATCTTGACTTTACTTCACATGAACCAAGTTAAAACAGCAAGCATACTAAATGCCTTTGAATGCATAATGAAATTTAATGATGATGAAGATGAAAAACCATTAATCAACATCATCAACCAAATGGGCCTAAATGAAAAAGTGTTAAAGAACATAATAGCAACCGTACTAACCAAACAAAGTGGAAAAAGAGGTTGCATTTGGTTCTACGGACCAGGAGGAACTGGAAAAACATTACTTGCAAACCTCATATGTACAGCAGTAAAGAACTTTGGTATGGTTACTACTAGCAATCAAAACTTTCCATGGACAGACTGTGGAAACCGAAACATGATTTGGTTAGAAGAATGCGGCAACCTAGGTAACTTCATTGAAGACTTTAAAGCTATTACTGGAGGAGGAGACATTAAAGTAGATACAAAAAACAAACAACCACAAGCAATCAAAGGAGTCACAGTAATAACAAGCAACAAAGATATAACCAAAGTAACCATAGGAGCTGTAGAAACTAATGTACACAGTGAACCATTAAAACAAAGAATAGTTAAAATAAGATGTGTCAAAACAATCAACCCAACTACAAAAATAACACCAGGAATGTTAAAAAAATGGCTAAGTACATGGGAAGGAAAACCAATCCAATTAAACCATGAAATGGAAAATCTCTATCGAAGTAAGTAAAGTAAGGTAAGTAAAAAATTTACAAACCAACTTCAAACTTAACAACCACTAACAAGGTTACTTTACTTTACAGGAGAGACTACTGGAGCAAACTATCCTGTGACGAGTGCGGAGAAGAATACTGGTTTCTTACAACCTTCTACTGCAGAAAGTGCAGGTGGTGCAAACACAACAAAGTCCGACACACAAAGAAAGGTTGTGGACAGTGCACCGCTGAAAGCAGCAAAGAGACCTCGGCATGAGTAAAAGTAAGCAACCTAACATAACAACAGTAACATCACTTTACTTTACTTTACTTTGGTTAACCTAACGTTACTTTACTTTAGTTCCTCAGCACTATCCTGGGAAAAAGAGAAGTGCTCCACGACACGTGTTTATCCAGCAAGCAAAAAAGAAGAAGCAGCACAGCAACCCAGCAGTTTCACATCAAGAAGACACAATAGAAGAAATGGACTCAAACGAAACTGAACAAATGGACATTTCAGAGCAACAACAGGTTGCTGAACATGGTGGTGGGGTAGGTAAGAGTACTGGGGGATTTAACAACACAACAGAATTTAAGGTTACTAACAATGAAGTTATTATAACTTGCAATGCCACTAGAGTAGTTCACATTAACCAAGCTTCAACTGATGAATACTTAATTTTTAATGCAGGTAGAGAAATAGATAAAACACCAAAGGGATCGCTAAACTTAGAATTTTTTATGTTTGATGACTTTCACCAACAAGTAATGACACCATGGTTTTTGGTAGACAGCAACGCCTGGGGTGTTTGGATGAGTCCAAAAGACTTTCAGCAGATGAAAGTATTATGCAGTGAGATTGAGTTGGTTAGTTTAGAACAAGAAATTGACAATGTTGTTATTAAAACAGTAACAGAAACTACTCAGGGAGGTACATCAGTAATACAATATAACAATGATCTTACTGCATCACTACAAGTCGCACTAGACACCAACAACATTCTACCATACACTCCAGCTGCACCTTTACAAGAAACACTAGGCTTTGTTCCATGGAGAGCAACCAAACCAACACAATACAGATATTACCATCCAAGCTACATATACAACAGATATCCTAATATTCAAAAAAAATCACAAGAGCAAAGTACATACACAGCTATACAGGATGATTACTTTAGTGTAGACCAAGACTACTTCAACTTTATTACCATTGAAAACAACATACCAATAGAAATTCTAAGAACAGGAGACAACTTTCACACAGGCAGATACGAATTCAAAAGTAAACCATGCAAACTAACCATGAGCTATCAAAGCACACGTTGCCTTGGTTTACCTCCACTTTGCAAACCTAAAACAGACACAAAGTTAGTAACATCACTAGAAAATGGAGGGGAAATGGACTGTTATGTAGAAGGACAACAACACACTAGAAAGGGTCACTTTTGGGGTGAAGAAAAAGCAGAAAAAAACACTGAGATCAACAGAGTGAGACCATACAACATAGGCTATCAGTTTCCTGAATGGATTGTTCCTGCGGGTCTTCAGGGTAGTTACTTTACTGGAGGTCCCAGACAATGGAGTGACACAACCAAGGGTGCAGGAACACACTCCCAAACAGTACAACAAAACTTTAGCACCAGATATGTATTTGACAGAAACCACGGTGGTGATAACCAAGTTGACACCATAGACTCAATACCAATACAGGAAAGAGGCAAGTACTATTCAGAACAAGAACTACAGCAAGCAACCACACTAACAGCAACCAACAAAGCACAAACAGGTAAAAAATGGGAGTCTTGGGAGGAGGAAGGATGGCCGGCTGCATCAGGAACACACTTTGAGGATGAGGTACTTTACTTTGATTACTTTAACTTTAGTGGTGAAACAACAAAAAACTTTCCACAAGAGGTTCTTTCAGACGGTTTACAAATGAAAAAGCTACTCAATGCATACCAACCAACAGTAGGACAAGATGATGTTGGTCCTGTCTATCCATGGGGACAGATATGGGACAAGAAACCTGACATGGATCACAAACCAAGCATGAACTACAATGCACCATTTGTTTGTAAAAACAATCCTCCGGGACAACTATTAGTTAAACTAACAGAGAACCTTACAGACAAATTTAACTATGATGAAGATCCAGACAGAATAAAGACTTATGGTTACTTTACTTGGAGAGGCAAACTAACTCTAAGAGGAAAGCTAGGACAAACATCATGTTGGAACCCTGTAAAAAGAGAAAGAATAGGAGAACCAGGAGTCTTTAGTAAATCAAACTATCACAAACAGATACCTAACAACAGAGGCAACTTTGAAATAGGAATACAATATGGAAGAAGCACTGTAAAATATCTCTACTAATGTAACCATTGTAACCATGTTACTTTACTTAAATAAATGTTACATAAAAAGTGAATAACCAAAACCAATGTGTACTTCCTCATTGAACCAGAAGTGATGGATAAAATAAACCTATATTCATTACTAATCAACATCCACTAAAGTAAAGTATTATGCTTTGATATACTTTACTTTGCTTTGATTCACTGATG